AGAGAAATCAGTTGGAGTTCCAGCTAAACCTGTTCCTGTTACTGTTCCTGTTGAGGTAACTTTTGAGTTAGGTGTTAGTTCGAGAGATGCTGTAACGTTATAGGTTGTTCCTATTTCAGCGTCAAATATTTTAAATCCAGCTGCACTTGCGTTATTTGCTATTATGTTGCCGGTTGCTAGATTCCAAGTAGCTTTGTATCCTGTAGGAGGCACATTGTCAAAACCGCTACAAGCTGTTACTGTTCCTACATACCCTAAATTACCAGAACCTGATATTCGAAGTGCATAGGTAGATGTATCACTTTTTTTAGCTATCCACCAATTACCCCCGCCGTTAAATCCTGTTGCATCATTTATACCTCCAAATACAAAGTCTCCTACAGCAGGTATTTCCCCTGCACCATTATGGTATTTAGTGGCAAATGTATTAAAACCTCCAAGACAAGCATCTTCTGCTACCGAAGAGGTGTTATCAGTAGATAGAGAAAACGGTAAGTAGTTAGCTCCACTTCCTGCATCTCTATTTACAATATCATAATTAATAAAAGGTACGTTTACTTGTTTAAAAACATTTTGATCGTTTAATTCACCGTCAGTTACTTCTATGTAAGCTCCATCTAATTCTCCATTTAACATAGGAGATTCATCTATAATAGGTTTAAAGACTGACCCTGTCTTTGTTCTAATCTCTAAACTATGACTAGTAGTATATTCGATGCTTCTTTCATCATAAACACCTGCTTGAGATCCTGTGGTAAAGGCTGTATCTATGCTTGCGCTATATTCTGGTCTAGTACCGGATATATCAGGAGATTTAATTTTAGATCTATTAAGTATATGAGGTTTAATAATTATACCTGTGTCTAAAGTAGCTCTAGACGGAATAAAATCTTTTACCATTTTAAACAGCACATTATCATAAAACTTTAATATCCTTACAAAATCATTTAATTGAGCTCTTTCTACATTAGCATGTAGGGTTGAATGTGCTACTTTAAATAAGTCGTTATATGAACTTTTATTTAAATCTCTAGGATCTCCTATATAATCATCAATATTAAAACTATTAGATAGTTGAGATAGTATATAAGTATTAACACTGTCAGAAGGAGAAAATCCTACCTCTATTCTATGGATGTCTTTTGTTCTATCTATTTCTTTCTTTTGAATAGAAGTATCTCTTGATAAAACTTTTCCTGCAGAACCGCTAGCTCTAGTTTCAACATATATCTTATCTCTAGAAGTACTTTTTTCATTTGCTTCTCCCACAAATTTACTAGACCCTATGACTTGTCCTCCGTATTGTTTTATCTTTAAAAAGTCTGAGGGTATACCAAAGCAGTTTATTAAAGCTCTTAAACCTCTTTGAGTTCCTTTAGTTTTCATTAAGAAAGGTAGGTTATGGTATATTCTTTTATAAACCTCGCCTTCGTAATTCTTTATGGCTATAGGTTGGGCATCAGAAGGTACCCCACTAACAGTAATAAAATTATTTACAACTTCTTCGACGCTCCCGCTATCGTACGTTTCTCCTATAAGGTATTTAAACAGGTTATTAGAACTATCTATCGAATTATGTAGTTTAATACCAAAACTCTTTAAAGTTTCTTGCACTAAATCTTTAGATATACCTACATTTAACCTATTATCATTATTATATTTATCTGTTATAGCTTTAGAGTATATCCATAGATTATCGAAATGCTGTCCTATCATATGAACAAATAATACTCCACTACTATTATTACTATCTTCAGCAATAAATGATGGTAGAGCTGCACTCAATAAATCATAGTTAGATGTATCGTAGTTGGATGCGCTAGTAAGTTGTTGACCGTACCATGTAACTGCTTCAGAAGAAGTTGAATGTAAATTTATATGGGGTTTAGCATTAGTACTTTTCGGCCATGATGATGAACCGCTGGAGTAGTATAAATGTCTTTCGTAGTGATCAAAATTGTTTACCACTCCTTCTATAAGCTTATCGTAATTATTACTACTACCGGTTATGTTTGTTACTGTAATAGAGTTTACAGAGTCTAAACTAGATTGATATGTTTCTAGCAGCCTTATTTTATATCTAAAATTCTTTAATCTTTCTTCTGCTGAAGAGAAATTGATAAAGTTTTCATAGTTTCCATAGTCAATATTTATATCAACACTATTTTCCTGAATAAGAGAAAAGATCTCTCTATTACTATTTTCAGAAGTGTAGCTAAATAGACTATTATAGTCAAAGTATTCAGTAGGTGTCGATGATTGAATATCTAATTCAACATCAAAGTTAGCCTGTCTTAATCTAGGAAACAACTCTTCCTCTGCATCTTCTACTTCAGTATCTATTGTTACTGCTATAGAATCACTTATTTTTTCTACTAATTCTCCTACATCTTTCTTTTTAAACTTACTTGGAAGAGGTTCATATAATTTTATAGCTACTCCGCACTTACCGTCGAATTCGTAGGAGTCTATGTTAGTTACTATTAGTAAATCGTTTTCACCTAAATTTAAGTATAGTTCTTCAAAATATCCATCACTAAGTAGATCTTCTTTAATATCTACAGTTAAGTTTTTAATGTCCTGAGTAGAGAGATTGTCTGTATAAAGAACTAACTCGGTTCTATCAGATGAAATATCTTGAATATAGAATGTTTCTTTTTCTTTTCCTTCTGCATATACATCATCTAGAAAATGAAAAACCATTTTTAAGTCTACAGAGGTAAATCCTTCTTGAACTGCAATCTCATCAGGTTTAATAGTTAGTTGATTAGCTGTACCGTCGTCTACATCAAAATTATCTCCCTGAAGGGGTAACTTATAATCGTAAAGAGAATATAGCTTTTCGTTATTCTGACTGTAGAAGTGGGCTTCTATAAAGTTATTGTCTACATCAAAAGTATTATTAATTTGAAAGCTGTCAATAAGTCTTAGGTCAGAAGGCGAGTATGTCTCGTTTTCTGGGATCGAGTTTATTTTAGCATCCAATATTGTATATGAAACTTTTGCCATAATCTATAATTACATACGTATTAAAGTATACGTTAATTTATTTCCTTGTATTTGAAAATTAACTCTGTTTTTAATAGGAGTTGCTTTTATTCCTTCTAATACTAAATCTAGAGGATAGTCAGGAGCTTTAAACTTATTTTCTAACTCTAAAATTAATTTATTTACTTTTTTAGTATCTCTCCTATTATCTAACCTTCTTCTCTTTTTTCTTCTTCTAGCTCTAGAGCTCCAATTTATAATACTAGTCATTTCCTTCTGTCTATCAACACTTACAAACATAGTAACTTCACCTACTTTTTTATCTCTTTCTGCTTTTGCTTCAGCTTCTGCTGCTCTTGCATTTGCGTCTGCTTGAGCGTCAGAGGATGCATCTAATACGTCATCTACGCTTCCTTGAGCTTGTAAAGAAGCAATAGTATTATTAGCATTAGTAAGTTGAACTCTTAAGGCTGCTAATTCTGCTGCTCCTTCAAAGTCTATATCTCCTCCTCCTGCTAATTTAGTTTCAAGTTCTAATATTTGTCTATTAGCTTCTAATATTTGCCCTCTTAAGCTAGCTACCTCATCTAATAGAGGTTGAATAGCATCTAGTTGAGAATCTACTTGGTATAGTTCTGAGCTTCTTTCTACTAGGTATTGATGTGATTGAGTTTGGCCGTTTATAGGAATAGTAATATAAAGTTTATCGTATAATCTAAAAAGCTCTTCTACTGTATCAGTATCAACTATAGGATCAGGCTCTTTGAAGAACTTAAACTTCCTATCGATAACATCTGCGTAAGAAGATGCATTAAATACGGTTTTTTTTATTTCTACTTTTTTAGCCATTTCTTACTACCTTGAAAGTTTGATCTGTATCTACTATAGACGTAGAACCATCTATTTCAGTTTTAATTAATAATCTATAATATCTTTCTGGCTGCAGTCCGTCCATGTATACGTCGAAGTAGTTAGAAGTATTATCAGCGCTAATTTTAGTATATGTTGTGTCAAAATCGAATACCATTTCTTCAGTATTCTCATCTCTTAATCCCCAATACGAAGCTGTAGGTAGAGTGTGATTAACTGTATAAGCTGATGATGTTGTAAAGGTTCTTGTAGGGTACTTAGGTCTAGAATGAATTCTAAATCTCTGTTTACCTTCGTCAGTATAATTACCTTTATTATTTCTTATACTTATAACAACTTCTGGATCTGTTATTTCAGCTAGAGTGCTTGAATGAGTGTAATCGTCCCATTTTATATCTAAGCTAGGTGGGTATATAGTATTAGTATCATTACCGTAGTACTTTAATCTAACAGAAGCTGATTCGTTTAATTCTAAACTATCCGGTAGTTTTACTACCATCCCATAATTAGTTAAGCTTCCGCTATAATGTTGTAAGACTATAGGAGTTACGTCCATGTTTAGGTCTAAATCAGAAGTTTTATTAAAAGCTTGAGTAGCTTCTACATTACCAGCTGCAGAGCCTGTAAACCAAACTCCTCCACCTTTGTTAGAAGATTGAAAAGATCCTGTAGTGTTAGCTGCAAAGCTTCCAGATTTCCATCTTTCTACTGCACCGGCTTTTTTATATCTCCAGCTACAACCTGTAGTGTTATCAGGAACATCTCCAAATTTTCCTGTTCCTTCGTCCCAGTCTTCAGCTATAGGGTAACAGTTAAGATTAAACTCTATCGGCAATTCGTTAGCATAACTTAAATACATACTAAGATCTGCCTTTATGCTTCCGCTTAATGCTTTATTGTTTATAATATCTTTAATATCGCTAGTATCAAACTGTATAAAGGTACGAAATGTTTGTCCTCCTCCTGATGTGTTATAGCCACCTACTTCTAGGAGTTCATCTCTACCTACGTTTGCTAGAGGTTTTTCTGTACCTATAAAGGTATCTTTTGAACTAAATAATTTATATATTGCCATCTTATAATGTTGTTACTCTTCCTTGTATATCTCTATTAGGGTACTTAATTTCAAATATCATAGGATCTAAAGAAGGGTAAACTATATTGTTTTTAGTTGCTCCTTCTATGTCATAATCGAATTGTGAATATCCTGCCCCTACCTTAGTTTTTAATTTTATATCTTGCACTGTTTGTACTCCTTTTACTTTATCTAGTAATGTGTATATAGAAGAAAGGTTAATTGGTTGATTAACGCTCCATTTATCTATATTAAAGTACTCTTTAAGTTCATCAGTACACTTAAGTAGTACGTCTCTTGAGTTAAAGTTAGGAAGAGTAATTATGTCAAACTTAACTCCTATATTGATTACGAATGCATCTTTAATAGTTAAACTATCTGTAAGCATCATAAATTGAGACATGTACGTTTTTAAGTTAGTTTTAAGTTGTTCTGAGCTTTTAATAAGGTGTTTACTATTATCATAAGATAGAACATATAAACATACTCCTAATGGATTACTTTCAACAAAGTCAGCTGTTTTTACACTATCGTGAGTAGTAACAAAAGATTTAGCTATAGAACCTAAAGTCGTAGGGAGGGTCATAGCTCTAAATGCGTAGTCTTGTTTTGTTACTATTCTACCTTGTTCTGTAAAAGACCTTAATGAGTTTTGTCTCAGTTCTTCTAAAGTATCTCCATCTTTTCCACCAGTTGCGCTTTCAGCGTTATTTATAGATAGTGTGCCTTGATAGGTAGTATCAGTAGCTGTTGATGATACACTTGTTAACCCTGTTACTGTGTTTGCTTCTACATTTGAATTTATACCACCACCTTTGAGATACCTTATAGTAAGTGTGGTATTAGAAGGAGCGTTACCATAAGATTCTGAAAATAGAAAGTTAGATGGATCATATGCATGATCTGCTCTTCTAACTCCTGTGTTTGTTCCTGATCCTACATTGGTTGGATTAGGTAAGAAGTTTTCATCATCTACGCTAGACATACCAGCTCCAAATTGAACTTGTAATTTGCCAGTTGAAGTAAATCTAGATACAAACCTGTTAGGAGCGTTTTGGAGAGAAAGTAAGTAAGGTACCTTATCTGCATTATCCCCAGTATTTATACTCTCTACGTATACTGTATCTTGCCCAAGAAATGGAACTTCAACCCACTTGTTGCCCTGGCTATCGACTATGTCTATAATTCCAATTATATCTGTATCGTTTATATCTATAGTGAGGAATTTAGTTGATGCTCCTACTGTTTCTACCTGTGTGTCAATAGTACCAGATTTAGCGATTGCTGATTTTGTTAGTAGGTATTCAGCTGGTTGATTATTATTAATACTGTATATAGTTACGTCTGTAGGGTCATATGAACTAGAAAATGAAAAATCGACTTTAGAGTCTACTATAAAATCAATATCACCAGCTGAGATTACAGCGTTGTTATTTAAAGTTAATGCTTGATTCCAGTTTGGAGTAAAGTCAGAGCCTGTTGCTGCTACTCTTTGTGTAAACTGTAGTTCTACAGATGATGCACTAGTTACTTTAGGTTTATATCCCATCATATAAGCTAATGAGTATAAGTTACCTGGGTCTTGAGCATGTTGTAAAAGGGTTTCTTGAAGTTGGCTATCTTGGTAGAATGATAGTATATCACCTACGTAAGCAGCCATTTCTACAAACATCATACCCGGTGATGTAGGAGAAAAGTCGTTGTAAGTATCAGGAAAGTAGTTTTTAGCGTACTCTACTAACTGACCTCTCAGGTTAGAGAAGCTTTTATCTGTATACTTTATTGTTACGTTTTTAGCCATTATTCAAAATTGATAGTTAATTCGTCTTCAGTTTGAGTGTTTTTTATTTGGTATCGAATAGAAAAAGAAACTAAATTACTATCTTCTTGTTGATCTATACTTAAATCTACTAAGTTTAATCTAGGAAAATAAGTTCTTAGAGCATCTCGTAAAATAAACTCTATAGAATCGGTAGTACCTCTATTAATATTTTCAAATAATAAATTTCTAATACCTGAACCAAAAGTTGGATTCATATACCTTTCACCTTTACCTGTAAGGAGGAAGTTAATGAGGTTACTTTTTATAGCTTCTTTAGTTTCGAAAGTTGAATTAAAGACAGCTTTACCTGAAAACGGTAGGGATACCCCTACTGCTTTTCTAGGTTCTAAGTCGATTGGTTCTATTCTTTTAGCTTCAAATGCCATTTTATATTACTTCTTGTTTTTTATTAGAAGCATCTAATACTGCTTTTGCTTTAGTTACAAAATCTAAATTAGATATATCTAGTCCTGGTTGTCTACCGGCATTCATATTCATCTGGTTAGCCATACTGGTTGCCATATTTGGCATCCCTTGGACCATATCAGATGTTCCGGCGAATACGTTCTTATATTCTTCATTAGTCATACTAGCTTGAGTCTGTTTTAACATTTCGTCTAGACTCTTTTTACCAGTTTTAATACCTGCCACCGGATTTGTTTTAGTCGGTGTTGGCATTGCTACCTTTTGTTGCTTATGCTCCACTACTGGTGCACTTGCGTGTTTTACTGCTTCGTTAAGGATATCCTGTAACTCTTCCTTAACAGCAGATCTAACCTCTTCTCGTATAAT